TTCGAAGGCGTACTGTTATACTTACCTTTTATCTTAATAACTTATGGTAAGGTGTATCACAATGAGTAGAATTAAGGAGGGTCTAATAGGCTATGACGAGCCTTGTAATGCTTGGTATGAACCTACTGCCCAGGAGATGGTTGACGAACTGGTAGAGTATCAAGTATACTGTATGTCGCTATCTGAACTGACACAAAGAGTCACTAGGCAGGTGCGTGAGGAGTACTACAGCCAAGACATTAATGTAATGCGTGAGCAGTATATGCTTGCCTTTGGTAAAGGAGAGGAGTGATGAGTATATATAACTGTGAACATTGCGACAAATGGCTTGACAATGATTATTTCCCTGCTGAGTTTATTACTATAGTGCATGAAAGTGCTGACAAAGCAGGTAAAAGGGCGCATGAAAGTGCTGAATACCCACTATGTGAAGATTGTTTCATTGAATACATTGAAGACAAGGAGAATGAAAAATGAGTAGATGTAAAGCGTGTGACGTTATTCTGAGTCAATATGAGCTGAAGAATAAGGATGCTAATACTGGCGAATACCTAGACCTATGTGGAGAATGTGCTAGGCATTCAAACGATGCCCTTATGGATGGTTTTAATGAGTCATACAATAAGGATGAATATATATTTGACAAGAGTGATAACTGATGATATAATATTCTTAACAAGTAAAGGAAATACTTTAAATATTAATTAAAGTTTAAACCAAACGATACTTAAGTAGTAGTATCACAACAACTAGGAGTAGTATTATGGCAGTAGTAGAAGGTATAATCGCGTTTGAGAATCTAGACACCCATGAGCTTTATCAGGGTCAGTCTACAGGTAAATACTCAGTGGTCATTAGTGTTGATGAAGACACCGCAGATAATTTGTCTGGTAGAGGCATTAAGATGCGAGAGTATGAAGGAGTAAAGCAGCGCAAGTTTAGCACCAAGTATGATGTGCCAGTAATGGATGCAGATGGTCAGCCCTTTGCAGGTAGAATTGGTCGAGGGTCTAAGGTGCGCTTGTTATGGGCAGAGGGTCAGCCTCATCCTGTACACGGGACAGGTACTTATCTGAATAAGATTAAGGTACTGGAAGTTGCGGAGCAGGAAGGTGGTGAGGACTTCTGATAATGCCTATGGAAGAATCAACCTTTGTTAGACATGAGCCATGCCCATCGTGTGGCTCATCCAACAATCTGGCTCGTTATTCCGATGGACACGCCACCTGTTTTTCGGGTGGCTGTTCACATTACGAGCATGGTAACGGACAGATTGGTCAACCAGTAAGCAACAAGAAACCCACAAGGACATTAGAGATGACAGGTGTAATAGCGGCAATCCCTGATCGTAGGATCAACCAAGACACGGCCAAGCGTTATGGTGTCACGGTTGAGTACGGTACTGACGGGACGATAACTAAGCACCACTACCCTTACCACGATAAAGACACAGGCGTGGCTACAGGGACTAAGGTACGGATTGTAGAGAACAAGCAATTCTATGCCACGGGTTCCTTTGACAATGCAGGGCTGTTTGGTCAGCAAGCATTTAAGGCAGGTGGTAAATACATTACAGTAGTAGAGGGAGAAGCAGACGCACTCGCAGTCAATGAAATGTTTGACGGTAAGTGGCCTGTAGTATCCATTAGATCAGGTGCGGCCAGTGCCGCCAAAGACATCAAGGCTAACCTAGAGTGGCTTGAGTCCTTTGATAGCGTGGTCATATGTTTTGATAATGACCCTACTGGTCAGCAAGCGGCACGTTCAGTACTGGACTTGTTCACCCCCAACAAGGCTAAGAATGTCACACTGCCCATGAAGGATGCAGGGGACATGCTCAAGGCTCGTAAGGTGCAGGACTTTGTTAAGGAGTGGTGGAATGCTAAGACCTATCAGCCTGACGGTATCGTGGCAGGTAATGAGACTTGGGATCTAATCATCAAGCAGTCCAACGTGAAGTCCATTGACTATCCGTGGTCATGCCTGAATGAGTACACCCACGGCTTTAGACCTAAGGAGCTAGTGACCATTACCTCTGGCTCAGGTATGGGTAAGTCACAGATAGTCAGGGAGCTTGAGCATTACTTGCTTGGCGCTACTGAGGACAACATTGGCATCCTAGCGTTAGAGGAGGACATACCTAAGACAGCATTGGGCATCATGTCCATTGAGGCTAACAAGCAGCTTCACCTTGACAAGACAGTGACTCAGGAAGAGAAGAAAGGATACTGGGACAGGACGTTAGGGTCAGGACGTATCTATATGTTTGACCACTGGGGTTCTACGAGCGAGGACAACCTATTAGGCCGCATACGTTACATGGCTAAGGGCTTGGACTGTAAGTGGATTATACTTGATCACCTCAGCATCGTGGTCAGCGATCAGGACAATGGTGACGAACGTAAAGCTATTGACAGCATCATGACAAACCTTAGAAAGCTAGTGCAAGAGACAGGTGTAGGGCTATTTTTAGTATCACACTTGCGTAGACCTAGCGGCTCAAAGGCGCATGAAGATGGCGGTAGGATTAGCTTGGGTGAGCTGAGAGGTTCAGCAGCAATAGCACAGCTAAGTGACATTGTTATTGGATTAGAGAGGGATCAGCAACACGCAGACCCTGAGACACGTAACACGACCTGTGTACGAGTGTTAAAAAATAGGTTCGTGGGCTTGACAGGGCCAGCCTGTTACCTGTATTATGATAAGGACTCAGGACGTATGATTGAAACTAGCTGTCCTACAGGTGACGAAACGGAGTTTTAATGAAAATAGTATTTGACATAGAGGCTAACGGTTTAAACCCTGATAGGGTGTGGTGTATCGTTGCTCACATTGTAGGCACTGAAGAGTTCTTTGAGTTTCATGGCTTCAGTTTGTTTGACTTCAATGAGTGGCTTCTAGGCTTTGATAACTGTGAAGTGATAGGCCATAATATAATTGGCTATGACATACCAGTGTTGGAGAGATTATTAGGTACTGATTTTAGCAAGTGTAAGATTACGGACACCCTAGTGCTATCACGTTTAGCTAACCCATCAAGGGACGGTGGACATTCCTTAGAGAACTGGGGCGAGACACTAAACCAACCGAAAGGTGATTACAGTGATTGGGATAATTTTTCAACGGATATGGTGGAGTATTGTGTACAGGATGTTAGAGTTAATACGCTGGTGTACAATAGACTACTTCAGGAGCTTAGAGATTTTGGCGCTGAAAGCATTGATCTTGAACACCAAGTACAAGCTATTGTATCGGAGCAGATTAAAACAGGATGGCTCTTAGATCAAGAGAAATGTTTTCTATTACTCGCAGAGCTTAAGGAGAAGAAGTATGACCTTGAGGATAAGGTGCATGAGGTGTTCAAGCCGCTACCTACATTCATCAAGGAAGTTACACCTAAGATTAAGAAGGATGGCGAGATTAGTGTCGTTGGACTCAAGTTCCTAGGAGAGCAATGGGAAACAGCGGTAGCACCCTTTAGTCGCATTGACTTCCCTATGTTTAACCTAGGGTCACGACAACAGATAGGCAGACACTTGCAGTACTTTGGTTGGAAACCTAAGCAGTTCACTGAGAAAGGACAGGCCATTGTTGACGAGTCAGTCCTTAGGGAAGTTAAGGGTATACCAGAGGCGGCATTGATAGGCGAGTACCTTATGATACAGAAGCGTATCGCACAGGTTCAGAGCTGGATAGAGGCAGTTAAGGAGGAGGACGGTAGAGTACATGGGTACGTTAACCCCAATGGGGCAGTAACGGGACGCATGACACACTCTAGTCCTAACATGGGTCAGATTCCAGCAGTGTACTCACCTTATGGCAGAGAGTGCAGAGATGTATGGATTGTGCCAGAGGGATACAAGTTGGTAGGTATGGATGCAGCTCAATTAGAGCTGAGGATGTTGGCTCATTATATGAATGACGAGGGATACACTAATGAAATACTCAACGGAGATATTCACACGGCAAACCAGTTGGCTGCTGGCCTTGAAACTAGAGATCTTTCAAAGACTTTCATCTACGCTTTCTTGTATGGGGCTGGTGACGAGAAAATCGGAAGTATCGTTGGAGGAACTAAGCGTGATGGTAAGAGACTTAAAGAAGAGTTCCTTAGAAATACGCCAGCTCTTGCAAACCTACGAGAACGAGTTGGGGTGGCGGCTGGAAGAGGCTATGTTCTTGGATTGGATAGAAGAAGGGTCTATGTACGATCAGCACACGCGGCATTGAATACTTTATTGCAGTCAGCAGGTGCTATTGTAATGAAGAAAGCGTTGTGTTTACTTAATGAATATGCTATACTATGGGGTATAGACTATAGGTTTATAGGGAACATACATGATGAAATCCAAACGGAAGTTCGGGCCGATAAAGCAGAAGTCTTTGGTAGACTTGCAACCAGCTGTATGCAAGCAGCAGGGGAACATTACGGACTCAACTGCTCTCTTGCAGGAGACTATAAAGTTGGAGATACATGGGCAGATACCCACTAGCCAACTAGTATTATTTGAGGACACCCACTACGATCTTGGTGGTGACGGTGGTAAAGTTTGTAGTAAGTGTGATGTGTTGTTACCGCTTACTGCGTACAGTTATCACTCTGGAGGTAACTACTTAAGACCAGAGTGTCGTAAGTGCAACAATGAACTGAGTAAGGTTAGACAAGCACTAAGAGATAAGCATGGTATGCCTGAAGGTGATTATGTATGTCCTATCTGCTTGTATGATGAAGAGGCTGTTAAAGGTAAAGGGAACACTAAAAACGGCTCGTGGGTTTTAGACCACTGCCATACAACGGAGGCTTTCAGGGGCTGGTTGTGCCATAAATGTAATAGATCATTGGGTGGTTTTGATGATAAAGTTGACACACTAGAGAGAGCTATTAAATATTTAAAAGGGAACTAAAAATGAAGACAACAAGTAACTTGGTTGCTGACATTTACAAGCTAATGGAAAGCAAAGACGCTGACCCATCCGTAAATGTTGAAGAAGAGATAGAGAAGTTTGGAGAAGGTGTTAAGGCTCTAATGCATACAGAGTTTGGTCGGAAGAAGCGAGAGGATAACCGCAAGCTACGCTTGTCTAATATTGGCCGCACTGACAAATACCTTTGGAATCACTTTAACGGTACGGAAGGTGAGAAGATTGAGCCACACACTTACGTCAAGTTTATGTATGGTCACTTGATTGAAGAAATGCTGCTGTTCCTTACGCGCATGGCAGGACACTCAGTTACCGATGAGCAGAAAGTATGCAAGGTAGAGGGCATTGTAGGCCACATGGACTGCAAGATTGATGGTGTTGTGACTGATGTTAAGTCTGCAAGTTCCTTTGGGTTTAAGAAGTTTAAGGATGGCTCCTTAGCATTTGATGATCAATTTGGATACATAGACCAGATCAAGGCGTATGCTTATTCGGAGGGTGCCACACAGTTTGGTTGGCTGGCTATGGACAAGGCTAACGGTCACTTGACTTATCTCAAGTATGACCTTGAGGATACCCAAGCACCTGTGTATGAGATACTAAAGACTCCTATTACTGATAGGGTAAAACATGTAAAAAAGCTAGTAGAGCAAGCAGAGCCGCTAAAGTGGTGCTACCAACCTGTACCGGACGGCAAATCAGGAAACTTAAAGCTTGCTATTGGTTGCTCTTATTGTCAGTTCAAAGACCATTGTTACCCAGATTTAAGAGTATTCAATTATTCCTATGGGCCAAAGTTTTTGGTAGAAGTCGTTAATGAACCCAGAGTACAGGAGATATGTCGTGACGAAACAGGCTTTTAGATCAGGACTAGAGAAGAGTTTATCAGATAAGCTAGACGGTCAGTATAAGTTTGAACCTTACAGCTTACCTTACACGACACATAGGAAGTACATACCTGACTTTGTACATGAGCAAAATAAGGTACTGATAGAATGCAAGGGGTTCTTTAGGGCAGGAGATACACAGAAGTATACAGCGGTTCGAGATAGTCTTGACAACTGGGAACTAGTGTTTGTCCTAAGCAATCCCAACAAGAAGGTAAGGAAGGGCGGTAAGATTACAATGGGTGAGTGGTGTGTTAAGAACGGCTTTAAGCATTACACTATAGACACAGCAAAGGAAATGACTAAGTATATTAAGGGGAAGGGAAACTAATGTCTTTAACCTTAGAGGAACTTAAAGAAAAGATTATAGTAAATGCGGATGAACTGCTCGTGTTAGAGCTTTTGAACATAAGCACTAGGGATTTACTGGAAGCATTTGAACGTAGACTTATCAGAGACTTTGATGAGATAGCTGAAGACTTTAAATGGGAAGAGGATGACAACAATGAGACTTAATGATGCAACACCTGAAGATTGGGATCGACTACGCAAGGCACACCCTGCTATAGAGAGAGCGAATGATAAAGCAGCCGCTATCTTCAACAACTGGGTTGACCCAGCAATGGAAGAGGCACACGAGATGCTTGCAAAGGAGCAAGCGCAAGACCTTGATTGGGGAGAGGATGTGGTCAACAGCCCTAAGCACTATAACACAGGAAACATTGAGTGTATAGAAGCCATTGAAGAGTCCATGTCCTCAGTAGCTTTTAAGGGGTATCTCAAGGGCAACACCATGAAGTACCTTTGGCGTTATGACTACAAGGGTAAGCAGGTAGAGGACTTAAGGAAAGCACAGTGGTATTTAAACAAGCTTACAGACATGGTAGAAGAGGAGAACACTTAATGGATCAGTATTACACTTACCAACACACAGATGGGGACGTT